ATTGGCAATGTATCCATTTTCTCAGGTAAATCTTCACCTCTATATATATACAATCCTAATCCAAAATTAGCACATGCTTTTGCTAAAGCTCTTTTTAAAGCTGTATTAATTTCAAAAGAGTTTGGATTTTGAATAGATTTATTTACATGATTTAAGACTGGAAAGACTTCTGTTTGTTTTTCTCCTCTTATATGAACAGTTGTTTGTACATATGCATACCCATTGTGGTCAATAGAATATGGTGTTGTAAATTCACTGTTATCTATTTTTATAAAGAACCATTTATTTTCATATCTTGCTTGTGGAAAATTAGTTTTTACTATATTCCATGCATCAGACCAAGGTAAATAACTAAATCTACCTTTACTTTTTACATATTTACTTACATCTATTTTATTTAATATTTCGAATATAGACGGATTTATAATTCCATCTACATTTGTTTTGGCAGATTCCATTTAATTCCCTCGTTTATTAATAATAATATAATCATAAATAGGGGAATAATACAATTGTTAATCCATGTAAAATTCCCCTAAGTTCAATAATATCAATTACTTAAGCACAATATTTCTTCATATTAGTATGTAGAGCTATGTGTTTTTCCATTATTTTATTTGGTGGTGTTGACTTTAAAGAAGATGTCATTGCATTATATAATGACCATACATTTCTTTTTTCAAATTCTTCATAAGGAGGTTTTCTCCACTCTCTTAAAGTTTGACTTAATTGTCGTGGTTTTATTATTCCTTCACCAAACATAGTACCCATTAATTTATATGCATCATTATCAGTTAATTTAGCATCATTCATTACTGTTCTATCTTTGCAAATATCTAAAAAGTTATTTTGACTTTTATAAATATTTGTTATTAACATTTCTTCTAAATCGTTTGAAACATTCCTTGTATGCTTTCTCATAACATGAATATCTCCAGTTAATGCTAAATTGTCACATACAAATACTGTAGCTCCCATTGCTACTCCAATAGACATTGATTTATCATAACTATTTCTAATTGCAATATTATAGTTTAATAAATCGTGGTTTTCTTGTGTGTTATTTTTATTTACAAAAGTATATATACCAAAATATCTTTGTCCATCTTTTGCTACTGCATGTTGTGAACTTTGATAAGTATAATCTTTAAGTAAATCATTGCCTATGCTTACAGCATTATTAGCTAAATCGTGATGAGCAATTGGTTTATATGTATTTGTTTCTTTTGGTAATTCAATATTTGTTAATCCATCGTAATCAACAGGTGTACCACCGCAATGTAATACCATATTATTCATTTTGTATCCCTTTTTGTTATGTTTATGTTTCCTAAAGCTACCCACATTAATTCTGGAGTTAATCTTTTTACATTCCCATTTTTACAATTTGAAGCATAAGATACAATTATTCTTTTAATAGTATCGTCTAACATGTTTACAGCTTCAACATTTATTTGAACATTTACATCATGGAATATCTTTTTTAACTTTGTTTTTTGTATCATTTTAATAATTCCTTATAATACTGGGATAACGTTTCCCTTATCTTTACTTGTTAATATTGCTAATACACCTCCATCGTTTCCTTCGTCATCCATTTGTGCAACTACCCAAGAAGCATTACCTTTCTTATCAGCAACTTGAAAACATATTGGTCTTTTATGCCATCCGTTTTCTTTTGATTCAGTTTCAGTCATATATTCTACTTTAGTTATTTGTTTATTAAGTAATAATCCTTCAGCTATTAATGTCCAATAAGCCTCTCTTTGTTCTTTATTTTTAAGATTAAATTTCTTTTTACCTATTTGTACTATTGCATCATTTTTCATTTTATTGATTCCTTGTAAACTTTATCTAGCCAATCTTGCCAATTTTCAATATTCCAAGTTTGTGCTAAGTTTTTATTAGGAGGATTTTTAAAGACGAATTTATCATTTGATTTCATCATTAAGTATTTAATTACTTTTAATTCTTCAATCTCTTTTTTCGTTATGTTATTTCCAAACCAAGCCATTTATTATTCTTTCTTTTTTCCTTTTTTCCAATTCCAAAATATTTCATAAGCCATATCTTCGTTTTTTATTTCAGGATAATCTTCCATTAGGATTTTTATTACGTTTGGATAGCTTTCATTAGTATCTTCTTGTAAAGCATCCAATGTCTCATATGCATCTTTGCATACTTCGTCCCATACAAAATCACTTATTAGATTTGTCATTATTTTTCTTTCTACCATTACCTTCGTAGCCATAAGTTCCTTGTAACCACCACCAACCATTACCGTTTTTAGCAAATAACTCAGCTCTATCTTTTAAATACTTTTTATTATTAACTGTTCCAGTGTATGGAAAAGTTCTTAAATGTAAAGTTCTTTTCCAATCGTCAGGATTTCCCATTTTATTTTCTTTCTAAATTTTAAGAACAAGGTAGCTTCCACCTGTCTCATTTAAGGCAACATCAACTCTAATCACGGTCTAAACAGACCTTGTTTATTATGTCGAAATAGCACTTTTGTTCTTAAATTGTTTATTAATTAACAATGATGATAGTTGTGACTTTGTCTTGACTCATCAGTTAATACTAATCTATTTTGAGCGTAGACAACTTTAGATGCGATATAAGCATCTTGAGGAGAGTATTTTTTACTTTTAATTCTATCGCAAGGCTTTCTATTATTATGAATGTAATTCATTAATTCATGTCTTTGCATTGCTCGTATATCATCAAAGTTTTTTGATATTATTTTCCTAGTAGGCATAGCTTTTAACATTGTAACAGCTATATGTGCGTACATAGTCCATCTTAATTGTGATTCGATACGTTTAATTTGGTTTTTCATATTGATTCGATACCTTTACGTTTATTTCTACTCCGTCAAGCACTTTTATAGCGTCGACTAATTTGTTTACTTCAGACAAATATATAGAGCGTCTAACACTTAACTCTACACCTTGAACATGAACTGTTACGTCATATTTAGGTTTATCTGTCGCTTTGTCATATACATTTCTACTAACTTTTGAGGTTAAAGATATTACTGAATTTATAGCCCACATAACGTAGCCTAAACTCTTGCCTATCTTTCCTGCCCAATTCATACTAGCTGTAAATGGAATCATTTTTGTACTTTCCTTTAGTTATTTTTGGCATATCAATAAGACGACCTTTATCAAAGTCTTTTTCAAGACATGCACTGCAAAAAGGTCTGTCTTCATATATTGTTTTATTAGTTACACAATCAATGAATTTTACTTCAACAAATTCTGTAATTTTACTTTTACAATCTACACATAATAAATTATTCTTTGTATAATGCATATATTTCCTTCCTTGTTTAATTAAATAATTATAAAAAGGGATTAAATTGTTTTAAGTATTTTTCCTAACTTTACCCACCAACTTCTCCTTAATTTATCTATTTCAGTTTCTAGTAAGAAATTATTATAAGCCTTGATACTTTTTAAACATTTATTACATATCTTTTTTTCTATGTTTCCATCACTATCATCATAAAGATGTTCACACTCTATACAGGTGTATTCTTCAGCCATTACTTCACCTCACTTTCAAATAAGTCTCCAAATTCATCATCAATATCCATATTAAAGGTTTTAATTGGAGAATTTTTCAATATCATTGTTTCTTGTTCAGAAATATCAATCCACTTTACCTGTTCCACGTATAACTTTTTTAATAACCACTCTACCCCTTGAATTGGATAGTCACTTTTTTCTACAATCCACTCTGCCGTAATTTCTATTTTCTTTTCTAATGTCAAATTATCCATTTTTGTTTTTCCTTTTTTAAAACTTATAAAAAGTTTAAGTACGGGCTCTCCATGCCAAATTTTTAGCACTCAAGTTCGTCCTTTAATTACACTATGTTTTAGATAGTAACTTGATGGAGTATCTGTCCTGTTAAGGAGCATAACGCATCCAAGAAAATGAACGTCAATCCCTATTATTCTACTAAGCTTTATATAGTAATCTATTCAGCGATTAACTGAACTATATTGCATCGTATTCAAATAGGTTAATGATTGATATAAGTCTGAGTGCTAATGTTTAAATCTTGTTAATACTATATATTCTTAATCCATATTGTTCCTATAATTAATATAGATATTATTTCTAAGATATACGTGTTTTTTATTATGTATTTAATGATAATATATTTCCTTTCTATGATTTTATTTAATAAATAAACTAAAAAAGGGGAAGAAGCATTACACTTCAACCCCTTAATTGTATTATTACCTAGAATGGATTATCGTTGTTATTACTATCAACTCTTATACCTTCATTCGGTAATACTATAAAACTAAACGCTCCAGAGCTAGTTTTACGCATTACTGGATTACCTTTCTTACTACTCTCAGCTAACTCTTTTGAATACAAATGTAAATTCATTTGAGCTAATGCTTTGCGAGTAGATACTACATCGTCAGCTGTAGCTTGATTACTAAACCATGCTATATCACCAACTTTTACTTCTTTAGTTTCTACATTAGCATACTCTGCTTGAATGCTTTCTTCTAGATTCTCTTCTTTTATTCTCCTTGAAAACCATACACTTGAACTTTGACTTACTAGACTTTCTAATATTATACTTGCTGTTAAAGACATTTGTTACTCCGTTTGTTATTTTTAGGTACAACATAAGTTATTCTTATGTATCAAAAAAAGGGTAAAGCTTTACGCTCTACCCTTATATGTAATGAATTAATCATTACTTAAGAGATGAAGTTCATACTGAACTATATGTCTCTCTTCAGGTGTACCATTAATACTTATATCGTCTAGCTCTGACTGAGCTAATTCTTCTAAAGTTAAATTAGGGTCACACCACAGATTCATTAAATACTCTTCATAATCTGTTAAGTATTTTATTTCATTTATACTCATACTTCCTCCTTGATTCTTGGAAAATAATTTTCCTGTATTGATTTATTAGATTTCCACCTGTCACTTTCGTAATCTCCTTCTAAGATACTAGCCTCAAGCTGTGCTATTCTTTGAGAATTACGTCTTCCTTGTAGTTCTTGCGATACTATACTTCTATGCCATTTGTAAAATAGAAAGAAGTTAAAATACAAACTAAAGACTGAGATGGTTAATATTCCTAAGAACATATATTGGTTAAGTGTGACTGTTTCCATAAGATTATTTCCTTAAGTTAATTAATTAGGTACTAAAAAAAGGGTATAGCGTTAAACACACTACACCCATTAGTTTACTTACTGTTCTTTCCAAGCAACATTCTTAATAGCTTTCTCAGCTCTCTTAACATTATAAGCCTCTTTAATGTCCTGATGGAAATCCTTACCTTCTTTAACAACTGTGTTGTATCCTTCAGATACTTTCTTACTGCTATACACAACTGTTCCAACTGACGCATACATTACATTAGCTACTGTGTTCACTATTCTCTTATACATTGTCAAGTACTCCTTAAATATGATACAGGTTATTCTATACCACAAAGAGGGCGTAGCGTAGGTACTCCTTATCATAGAGTAAGGTATTGTCTATATATATGTGTGCGTGGAACGTGTGTCCTCTGCACGGGGGTAAGGCGTAAGCCTTAGGGAGTGCGAGTTGACACAAGCGGGTGGGTATTAGATGTATTGAGAGATGTTGAGGGACGAAGCATCTCACCTTTCAACTAAGTTCTAACTCAAATCTAACTTTCAACCCAAAAAGAGAACCCAACCCTAAAAACAAAGGGGTGTACCTATCTACTTCTCTCCCACTCCCAGTCTACAAATAATTTTTAGAGAAATTTTATAAGAATTGTAACTTCAACAATATAGGTTGATAATATAATTACTTAAAGACTAAGTTGCAGGTATGGGAAAAATAAAATTTGAAGTGTTTAACGTTAAGACTGGTAAGTTTGAAGATGGAATTTTAAACGAAGAAGAGGCAATGAATGCAATAGAAGGCTTTCGAAACGATTACGAATCGTACGAAGCTGAGAAAGACATTGTAGAAACTTTAATAGATATGCAAATGAACCATTCGATTCACCCAAAACTAGGAAACATGGATTAACGTATTACATTATAATGTAACGTATATATATGTATTAAGCTTATAAGAATTAACGTTATAAGTTATAACGTAATACTATAATGTACAATAAATATATTATATATTAATCTAAAACTCATATGATTCAAATCAAAAGAAGATTTAATAATGAATACACAACACACAACATTTGGACAAAAGAAGAATGTAAAGATAAAGGGATAAGTTATATTAGATGGCAAGATGCAGAAGTAGGGGATATGGCATTATCTGATGATGGGTATGTAGGGGAATGTGTCTTTCGTAAAGAATATAATAAAGCTAAGGTATTTGTTAAAACTATCTATGGTGTACAATGGATTAGAAAAGACTTAAAGCTAAACTTCTTACCTAACTACGAGATGGGTATATACTCGCTTATAAAGCCACTAAACTGGGGAGAAAGAGAATCTAAACAGTTACGCACAAAGAATGTAGTTAATGCTTATATTGGACAGCTTATGTCGCCATATCAGATTGATTGGAATATACTAGGAAACGTATATAGACCTGAACAGCGACGACCAGACTTAAGTGTTAAAAGATTATTTAAAAATAAAATGGTAAAAGGTATGATAGAAGATAAATTAAAAGAAGTTATGACGGAAAAAGGAATTACTAGGTCATTTGTATTAGATAAGATGTTAAGTGCTATTGAAATAGCAGAAAGTAAACAAGATGTAGGTAACATCTTGAAAGCTACTGACTCGTTTATGGATTTATTAGAAATGAAACCTAATAAACGTATAACAACTGATACAATGCAGATAGATATGACTTCGCAAATATCAGACCAGATAGAAACAGAAGAAAAAAAATTAATTATGTCACGTAAAACAGAGGGAGATATAGATGACGACGGAAGCACCAGAGAACTTGCTTGAAGATTCTTTAGATAGAGATGTAAATCATCCTGACCATTATACTAAAGGTATAGAGGTTACGGACTTTATATCTTCTTGGCAGATGGATTGGTTTCGAGGTAATATTATAAAATATATTGTAAGATGTCCTTTTAAAGGTAATGATATAAAAGATTTAAAAAAAGCTAGATGGTATATTGACGATTTAATTAAAAGACTTGAACGAGATGAGTTACCATCTTCTTGTTATTAATGTAGATGTTTAGTTATTGCCCTAAAATTAAAAGAATGTGTGCATTTGCAACTCAAGACAAGGAAATACTAAGGTGTGGATTAATTGGTGGCTCATTAAAACATTGTATAGTTGAGACTATGCCAGAATGTCCTAAAGATATGAGTAAGTATCAAATAACAAAGTATTTAAAAACATGACTGATAAAAAAGATATACTAGATAAGCTGAAATCAAACATGGTATTGTTTGGTAGAGTTGTTATACCAAATATGTTCTCAGCTAAAAGCCCTGCTTTCCACGATGAGATAGCTCAAGTGCTAATGAACAATAAAATAAAACAAGTAAACATTATTGCTCCACGTGGTCACGCTAAATCTTCTATTGTAGGTGGTGTATATCCTTTATATCATTTAATGTTTGATAAAGGAAAAAAATTAATTGTATTAGTATCTAGGACTCAAGACCATGCTGTTAAACTACTAGGAACAATAAAAGATGTATTAGACTACTCTACCCCTTTTCGTTCTTTGTTTGGTTATTGGGGAATGAACTCTGCTTTTTCTTGGGCAAAGACAGAAGTACGATTAAAAGATGGTTCTATGATTATATGTAAAGGTACAGGACAGCAGTTAAGAGGAATAAAGGTAGGAAACCAAAGACCTACATTAATAGTAGTTGATGACCCAGAAGATGAAATGAATACAAAGACTTCAGAAGCAATGGAAGGAAACTTAAGATGGTTACTTCAATCTGCTGTTCCTTCAGTTGACCCTCGTACTGGTAAGATTGCAGTTATAGGAACACCTCAACATCAAAGATGTTTAGTTGAAACTTTAAAAGAAATGAAAGGTTGGAAGAATATGCATTTCTCTCCCAATATGAGTAAACGCATTGCTCTATGGGAAGACTGGCAACCAATTAAAAAACTAGAACAAAAGAAAATAGAATTAGAATCTATTAATCGTATATCTGTTTTCTATCGTGAATATTTATGTGAGATAGTGGGTGATGAAGACCAATTGTTTAAAGAAAAATATTTTAAATATTATAAAGGTGAACTTGAGTATAATAAAGACAATGAAGCTTTTATGCGTTTTGAAGAGAAAGACGGAGTAGAATGTGAAGAGATATTGCCTGTTAATATTTTTATGGGAGTAGACCCTGCTTCATCAACTAAAAGAACTGCTGACTATTCAACAGTTGTTTCTGTAGCTATAGATGCAAATAATAACAAATATGTATTGCCTTACTTTAGGAAAAGGTCTACACCAATGAATTTAGCAGATTCTATTATAAAACAATTTAAAAAATATAAACCAACGAAGACACGCATCGAGTCAGTCGGTTATCAAGAGATGCTTCGAGAGTATTTAAGACAGCAAAGTGAAGAGCAAGGATTGTTTATATCAGGGTTGGAAATCAAAGAAAACCCACGAACTAGTAAATCTTCTAGGTTAGAAACCCTAGAACCTCACTTTGCGCAAGGTAAAATGTACATTACGCCTGATATGGCTGACTTAAAAAATGAATTATTATTATACCCTAGAAGTAAACATGATGACCTTTTAGATGGATTATTCTATGCAATGAAGGGAAATTACATACCTTACCACTCAACAAATGACCTCAAGCCTCAGCACTCGGAAGGAGAATACTTGAAATCTGACCATGATTGGTTGTTAGCTTGAAACTAATTGTTTTATATTGCGTCTATATAGTTAATTACGTAATTTAATTAAAGTGGATAAATGGGTCAAAAAAATTCTGAAGTATTAAAAAGCGAAGAGCTTTTACGAGAGTATTCTTCTGCTAGGGCAAAATGGGCAAAACAGGCAATTGAGGACGATGAATTCCGTAATGGAATGCAATGGACTAAAAAGCAAGTTGACACACTTCGTGCAAGAGCCCAAGAACCATTAGTAGTTAATGTACTTCATCCCGCAGTTGAGCAAGCGAAAGCTATGCTTACTTCTAACCAACCCCGTTTCCA